AATACAAAGCTATATTCCCTAGTCTTTTCTCAGGGTCAGAACTTAACTCTGCAAAAATAGAAGGTGCTATAAACGCCATAGGTTCAAACAGAGAAACTTTCTACAGGAATGCGATGGGTGCATCTAACTACGATGCAGTTTATGGAGCTTCAAACTTTTCAGATACTGCAACAGGTTCTTTCTCTGGAGGTAGTTCAGTAAAACAAGAAAGTAAACCAGAATCTTTAGCAGACTTATTTAGTAGCTTCTTAAAATAAAAAATATGAATCCAAACGAAACACAAAATTTTTTACGAGCAGCCAAATCAAGAGTTTCAGCTCTTAAAAGTATTGGACGTGATGATGAATACATAGCTAATGCTCTACTAGGTCTAAAGAATATGCCTGATGATGTAAAAAGTATAATGAAAAATGCAAAAGCTGAGGGAAAGGCGAGTTCCATAATAGGAGGTCTTTCGAGTTTAAATATACCAGAAACAAACGATGCTCCTAGTACAGATGATGACTTCAAAATAGATAGTGGAGTAGGAAAAGTAGCTAGATTTCTTGGAATAGAAAAAGCTGGTAGAAGAATAGGAAGTGAATTAGCAAAATTTAGTGGTTCTCACAGAGAAAACTTAGCTGGTTTAGGTGAAGAAGAATCTCGAAGAATAGGGACTGGAGGAGTTAGTAACAGAGAATTTGTCGGTTCATTAGGTAATGTAGCTCTAAATGTGGCTATGCCTTTTGGTGGTAAAGCTCTATCTGCATTAGGTAAAGGAGGAAAAGTAGCTAGAACTCTCGCTTCTACATCTGGAAAAGCAAAAGTAGCTAGGGGAATTGGTACTGGTTCTGCTTTTGGAGTCACTGGAGGACTAAATGAAGGTCAGGAAGGTGGTGAACTTGTAAGAAGTGCTTTCGGAGGAGCTTTAGGAGGTACATTTTTTACAGGTGGAGGTGTAGCCTTAGGTAAATTAAAACAAGGATTGAAAAACTTTAGGAGTGAATTAGCTGGTATATCTCCACAAATTGCAGGAGAGTTAAAGGCAATGCCTAATGATATTAAATTTAATAAATATGTTAAGTCTGTAAAAGAAAGGTCTGCTGAGGGAGGTCTTAGAAAGTCTTCACCTATAGGAGTCGCTGCTCAGGAGTTAGAAGATGCAGGTACTATAATTCAAAAGCAGATAAAAAAAGCTGGTAAGAAAGTCGGTAAAGTAAAAAAATCTGTAGCAAAAGAAAGTCTAGGAGAGATAGCTGATGTAATAGATGAGTTTGCTGAAGATGCAGCAGAAAAATTCGGAATTTCAATCACGAGAGGAAAAAGAGGAAAAGTAGTTATAAACAAAGTAGCTGGTTCATTAAGAGATATTTCTCCAACAGACCAAAAAAGAATAGCTGACATTTATACACAGTTAAATAAACTAAGAAACAAAGGAACTCTTGGAAAAGCTAGCGATGTGATGAATAACTTAGATGACTTGGTTGATTACTCAAAAGCTAGTCCGTTTGGTAAATCTAATGACCCTCTAGAAGCCTTAATTAAGACCACGAGAGGTAAATTAAATGGAAAAGCTAGAGCTGTATCTACAAAGTTTGCAAGTGCTAATGATGAATTTGCTAGACTAAAAGACTTAGAAAAGTTTATAGGAAAAACAGCTGGTAAAGATTTGCAGAGAGGAGCTCTCTTAATAAGGCGAGTATTCTCTGGAGATAAATCAGATGAAGCTTTAGATGTATTCAATCAGATTAAGAAAGCTACAGGAAAAGATTTAGTAGAAGATGCTGTGTTAGCTAAATTTGTAACAGATACTATGGGAGATAAGACTTCAAAGACTTTATTAGCACAAATGTTAGAAGGTGGTGCAGAAAGAATTAAGTCTAGAGATTTAACAGGTCTTATTATAGATGCTGGTAAAAAAGTAGCTGGTGCTAGAGTTAACCCAGAAAAGAAAGCCAGAAGCCTTATCAATACTGCTGGTAAGGGAGCAGGGTTCTTAACAAGAGAAAGACAAGGTACAAGAAGAACAGTAGGACAAGCAGGGTTCAATACATTAAGTAGAACTCTTGGAAACTTTTAGTAACTAAAATAAACATTATGGCAAAGAAAAAAAATATAATAGAAGATAAGTTTGCTTTTCTAAAGTCAGTAAGATTTTGGAAGGTCGTAGTAGCTGTAACTCTTGAGAGTTTGGTTACATATGGAGTAATAGATTTTGCAACAGCAGAAGTATTTGTGCATATCATATCTGTAACTCTAGGAATCTCAGTAGCTATAAGAACTACTGATAGATTTAGTGAAAAAATCGGAAAATAAAATAATAGAACTAGTATTAGAAGTTATACCCCTCATTTATTTACCTATAATTATAATGCTGATTATAAACTTTCTTATAAGAGAAATACCCCTACTCTGTGGGTAGAATGTGATTGTTTTTCTCCAGAGAAAGTGATACGTTTAAAGTGCTGGTTTTCATCAATTTCCAGCTTTAAGACTCGTTCTTAAAAACCTTTCGTTTTGTCATATTACTCATATTGACTTACTACTTACTATTTAACCTATTCGACTAATTTAAGCTCTTACGCCATTGTCTTAAATCTGTAGGTTAAAGAGAGAAGCTCCTATTCATAACTAGGAGTTTTTTCTTATCCCCTTTTTATCCCCTTGTATAGTTTTGCTTTTTATTTATATTTAAGGCATAATATAGAAGTGCGATACCCAGACTCAACAAAAGTATATTTTTTAAGTAAAAGTATATTTCTGTTGGGTGTCGCAATTCAACGTAATAACCTCTAGCTTCGGCTGGAGGTTTTTGCGTTTACCTCTTTTGATAAGAGGGTTCTGCCCCGTTAAAGGAAGTTACTGCGAAGTAACATACTGGCAAGTTTCTTTCTATTGTTATGGTAGAAAGACTGGAATTTATGTTTTTTCTTAAGGGGACTTTTTTCTTTTCTTTCTTTTAATTTCTTATGACTTCTTTATACGTTTTCTTTCTTTTCGTTTTTATTTCTAATAATATATAAACTATAAGTAAGTATCTAGGTTGGGGATAACTTCTCATTGCAATTATATCTTGTATAAGGCATAATAATTATATTAATAAATAAGTAGGAAATATTATGAGTAACAAAAATACAATGGCAGGAGTAAATATGTTTGAGTCAAGAAAGACAGCAAAGAAGTTTATAGAAATTATAGAAACGATAGTAAAGGGAGAAGGAAAGAAAGCAGGAGAGAAGTTTAACAAAACAGTATCAAATCTTTTCTGGGATAAACAAACATCAGAAGAAGGAAAGTATGATACTTATAAAGTAACAGAAGAAGATTTATTAGGAATAGTAACCAGCACTTTCGCTTAATATATATGACTATAATAGAAATTATAAAAATATTAGTACTAGCCACAGGATTAGGACTGATGATTGTGTCTTTGGTTTCTTTAATTTCAACTATACAAGTATATGGTTGGTTCATTAAAGAAGAAGAACTGGACAGGTATCTTGCTAGTGAATTGGTTAATATGACTCTCAGTCCTTTCCAGAATTCTGATGTAATGGCTAACTATGATATTCCTGATATTAGATTCATAGCTAAAACAGGTGGAGGTTGGAGATACTGGTATATAAGAAATATGGGTTTGGTATCTCCTTTTTCTAAATGGCACAAGAATATAAGTACGCATTATAAGATTTTAAAGAACAGTAAATAATATGGAAACACTAAAAAAACTGATGGAAGACTTGGGGATATCTATAGAAGATATGGGTAAAAAGATGAAAGCTATGGAAGATTGCAATACTTTTGAAGAAATAGAGAAGCTTTTAGGAGACGGAGCTAATGTACCTAATATAATTAGAGTTATAGTCATAGCTATAAACAATGATTTAACACCTAAAGACTTAAACACAGATGGTTCTGGTATAAAGAACTTCGGTCAAGCTTTTGTCGGTGCAATGGCTATGGAAGATGCTATGAAACTTGCTCTATTCTCTACAGCAGAGTTCTGGTATGCAGTGGGTAGAGGTCTTGGTTGGAAGACAGAAGGTGTTATGAGTGAACCTGTTATGTACTGGCACAAGTATGTAAACTTAATGGATAAGTTTTGGTTGGCTAACAACCATAAGAAAGCTGGGCAGATACAGAAAGAAAGAAGTGAAGAAGTTCAGAAATTCTTCGGAGAACTATTAGAAAGTAAAAAGTAATAATTATGTCTAAAAGGAAACCAGACTACATAGTAAAAGATATGATGTTAACCAGAGGGGTGGGTGGTGGAAACATAAAAAAGTATCTTATAAACTGTAGTAGATGTAGTGTAGAATTAGTTAGAGATGCAAGACCAAAGAATGCTACCTGTGTAGACTGTAAAGAAAAGAGAAGAAAAGAGCTTTATAAGAAGAATTATAAGAAATTAAAATAACATAATATGGAAACAGCAACATTAATATATTTACTGACAAATATCATAGCTATATTAAACGGAACAAATATAGAACTAACACCTGCTCAAGAATTAAGAGTAGTTGATATGTTAAATACTCTACAAGCTCAACAGGAAATAGTTGTAGATAGTCCTAGAAGGCTCAGAACTAGGTCTGATGAGAGAGTAATAGCAATACCTGAACCAAGTTATAAAACAGCAGTAGAACCTGTACCAGAAGCAGTTATAGATACATATAGGTATAAATGTCCCTATGTAAATTGTTTTGGTATTTCAACTCCTTAGTTGCTCTCAAAAATACCTTGTATATAGTCTAATACTGGGTATAATGGGTTGATATGAAAGAAGGTCTACCCACTCCCACTCCTACAGAAGAAGAAAGAAAGATGGCTGAGAAAGTCTGGAGAATGAATAATATATATTATATTCTTACTAAAAAGAAAAGGCTCTCTCCTATTAAGTTAAACCCTGCACAGAAAGATTACATAGAAAACAGAAAGACTAGGAACTATATACTTAAAGCTAGACAGTTGGGTTTCTCTACTCTTGGTCTTATAGATTTATTAGATGAAACTATCTGGCACAAGAACACTATATCTGCGATTATATCTCACGAAAAAGATAAAGTTGTGAAGCTATTTGAAATAATCAAGAGAGCTTACGAACATTTACCCAACGACCCTAGAATGAAACCTAGAGTATCTATCGATAACAGAAACGAACTCTATTTTCCTGATATAAACTCTAAAATATATGTAACGATAGATACCAGAGGTGCTACTGTGCATAACCTTCACGTTTCAGAGTTAGCTTTCATTAAGAATGCTGAAACTAAATTAGCTGCTACTCTTGAATCAGTTCCTAAGAACGGTATGATAACTTATGAAACTACTGCTAACGGTATGTCTAACTATGCTTTTGATGAATGGAATGAAGAAGGTTCAGAGTTTAGAAAGTTCTTTTATAACTGGCTGTGGGACCCAGACTATAGATTGGTAACAGAAAAAACAGTAGAAGAACTAGAAGCAGAGTATAGACCTTTAGCTTTAGAGTATGGGTTGATAGAAGACATAGTAAAAAGATATGACTTAGATGCAGAACAGATGGCTTTTTATTTATCTAAAGTCAGAAGACACAAAAAGTTAGTATTACAAGAATATCCGTTTAATGATCTAGAAGCTTTTATTGCATCAGGGTTGGGAGTATTCAGTACAACTGATTTGTCTAAACACGTTCCTATGCTTCCTATTGAGAGAAAATGGAGTGATTGTTTAATATACGAAAAGCCACTAATTGGATTTACTTATGTATTGGGAGTTGATTCATCAGAAGGATTAGGAAAAGACAATGCTTGTATTCAGGTATTAAATGCTACTACAGGTTTTCAGGCTGCTGAGTTTGCAAACCCTAACGTCAAACCAGACCAACTTGCAAGTTATACTATCGATATAGCAAAGTACTATAACAACGCTTTGATAGTTCCAGAAATCAACAGTTCAGGTACAAGTCTTATAGACCATTTGAAAACTAAGTATTATAATATATACAAACGTGAAGTTTTTGATAAGAGGTCAAGGGAAACAAGAGAAGTACTTGGTTGGAGAACTACAGGAACATCAAAACCTATCTTGGTAAATGCACTTGAGGAAGCTACCAGAGAAGAATACATTGCAGTCAATTCAGAAGAAACTTTAAAAGAAATGAGAACGTTTGTTAGAACAGATGATTCAGGACATCAAGGTTTTGGAGCAGAAGGTACTAATAAAGATGACAGAGTTATTGCTCTTGGTCTTGCATATCAAGGTATAAAGTTTATGCCAAAAATGAAGAAACCAGTTTCAGTTGCAAAAGAAAAATTAGATGAGTATTTAGAAAAGAAAAGACTGTCAGAACATTTTCCAGTAGAACAAGTACACAGTATTATGCGAGGAAGACAGCAAAGATATAAAATTAGAGGTAGATAAATAAAACTTGTATGATATTATTATTTCAATACTAAAGAATATGCCTAAAAATAAACCACATCAAAATGTCAAACCTCTTGAAGAAGAAAAAGGCAGAAAAATTAAAGGTTATCACCCAGAAGGAGATGAACTAAAAGTTTATAATCAATACAAAAGAAGAAAATCAGAACTTTTAGATTCTAGAAGAAGTGTCAATGGTATTGATATTGATGAACTGATGAGGAGAATGGATAAACAGTATTTCAATAGAGAAGCTGATATACCTGCCAGTGAGTTAGACCCAGACCAAAGACCAGTAGCTATAAACAATGCTTTCGGAAAAGTACAAAGTGCTTTAGGTATTCTTATAGATAGAAACCCTGAGATATCTTTGGAAGAAGATAATCCTAAGTATTCTGCTAACAGAGAACTGATAAAAGGTTTAGCTAAATCTTCTTGGAGGAACACAAACTCTTTAGGTCAATTAAAGCTTTCTATATTCAACTGTGCTAAGAGAGGTTGGTTTGTAGGTAGAACTTATTACAGAGCTTTGAAACACGATGCTAGATTTTTAGAAACAGTAGAAGAAGATGAAAAGACAGGAGAGAAAACATACAAGTATGTAACAAAAGAAATAACAAAAGTAGATGATGTTGCTTATATGAACTTGAATAACTTTAACGTTTGGTTAGATGAACAGACAGTTCCAGAAGATATGTATTCAACAAGAGATTGGACTTGGAGAGAAGTTATGCACATAGATGATGTTAGGAAAATGTTTCCAGAAGCAGAATATCCTAATATTAAATTTGTTAAAGAAGGAGGTAATACTCAAGAAACTTTAGAAGGACAAAGTCAAAAGACTGGAGCTACTACGCAATCTAATGAAGCAAAGCAAACTAAAGAAGGTATGACAGAAGTTTTCTTTTATGAGAATCAATACGATGACTGGTTCATAGCAGAAGTAAATGGAGTAATGGTTGTATGGGAACCTATGCCACAGAACTCAAAGAGAAACTCTTGTACTTATGGATATTGGAACTTGAGAAGTGCTGAAAGTATTTATGGTATTGGTATTCCTGAAATGATGGAGAGAGATGAAAGTATCTTGGATAGAATATCTAATATGTCTATGCGACAGTTGTTACTTACTATTTCTCCACCTGGATTTTACACAGGAACAGAAGACCCAGAAGATGAAAACTTGAAGTACAAAGCAGGTACTCTAAGAAGAACACTAGACCCTAAGAACATTACTTTCTTAAATATTCCAGAAGGAAATCAACACACTAGAGAATGGATAGACTGGATAGAAAATAAAGAAGACCAAAGAACTGGAATCAATAAACAGTTAGAAGGAGAAGATTCTGGTGGTAAAGGAACTGCCTTTGAAGCTGGAGTAAACAGAGAAGCTGGACTAAAGAGATTAAGACTGCCATTAAAGTCTATTCAGTATGCTTTGGATTGGGAGTTTAGAAACAGAATAGATTTGATAAAACAAGTTTATACTGATTTTCAAGTAGAACAGTTATCAGACCCAGAAGATATAATGAACTACCTAGAAGAAGTAGAAGCAGACCCAGATTACTATCACATAGAAAACGAAGGTGATGCAGGAAAAGAAAGCTTCTTTAAGAAAGAATACCGAGAAGTTCAGTTGAATGTAGAACAAGATGAAAAGGGTAACTTCGTAGAAACAGAAGATAAAAGTTTCTTTAAGATTAAACCAGATTTCTTAGCCTTTGAAGGAGATGTAATAGTTGATGCTCAAAGTATTCTTGTTCAATCAGAAGAATTAGAAAAAGCTGATACTCTTAGAATGTCTAATATAATAATACCTCTTGTTTCAGAAGGTGACCCAGCTAAAGTTGGTAGACCTGTTAAACAGCTTCTATTAGCCTTTAATAAAGACCCTAGGAAGTGGTTACCTGATGATTGGTATCAATCTATAAATGATGCAGGAAAACTCGCTAGTGGGGAGAAACAAGCCAACCTTGAAAACCCAGAAGGAGCAGTAGGTGAAGGTGATGGTTCTATCCCACAAGAACTAGAGAGAGCAGAAGGTGTTCCTAATGCAGATACTGTTGTACCTCCAACTGATTTGAATAGTAAAGTTACTCTTGGTTCAAGGTTCGCATCTGCCTTTGACTCTTTCAAAAACCCCTAGACTATGGTATATATTGATGTATGTCAGAGGTTCCAAACAAATTACTTCAATCACAATGTAGAGAAATTACAGAAAGAAGCTATCAGACTTTAGAGTTCTTGATAAAAGAAATAGAAACAGAAATAGAAGGTGAAAGGATAGAAGGTGAGAACTCTTTTGATTATGCTAAAAAGACTATTCGGAAACAAGGAATCAAAGAAGGTCTAAAGCTTTTATTACAAAGAATAAATAAATATGCAGATGGAAGATAAAAAGAAAGTTAGTATGAAGAAATCTTGGAGTATTCGTTCTAAAGAAGGTGAGAAACTAGACTTTTTACCTATATTTGAAGCTAATAAAGAGAACGGAGAGATAGAAACTACTTATTTAAAGCTAAAATTTAAGAATAAAGAAACAAAAAAAGAACAAGAGTTCACTTTTAACTGGCTTGATATCTATATGTTTGTATATTTTGCTTGTAATGAAGAACTAAGACAGAATTTAGCTAACAGATATGAGAAAGATATAAAGTATATACCTTACGATGTAACTATTAAGGCTTCTGACAAAGAAAAAGAGTCTGGAGTTATAAAAAGAAGAATAGAATTACCTGTAGATGAACTTCAAATGGCTATTGCCAGAAATGAAGCTTTTAAAATGCTACAGAAGTCTAAATTCAAGAATGACCCTAGTTCGTTTATTTACAAGGGAAAGAAAAAGTAACTCTTTCTCTTGTATTTATTAGTTAATTATAAAACTTATGTCAGAAACAAAGACAAAAGAAAAAGTAGAAGTATTAGATGTAGAGATAAAAGAACCTAGAAAAAAGAAAGTTAATAGACCTACAGCTACACCTCCTGCACAAGCAGAAGATAAAGGTGAGATGATGGGTATATTACAGAATATATCTCAGGGTTTAGGTAACTTAAATGAAAGAATGGATAGTTTTGAAGGAAGAATAGATGATATCGAAACTGGTGGAGCTAACAAGTTTAAAGCAGAAGCTAAAGCAGAAGATATTGAAGTTGCAAAAGAAATCAGAAAAGGAATAGACCCGAAGATATCAGGTATCGTAGATGAAATGCTTGGTGTTGATTTTGGTGCAGAAGTTAAACCTTTAGGAGATAGACCTGGATTTAGATTTACTGTGATTGTTCCTAATAGACTTTCAGATAATGTGGTAGATAAAAGACCTAAAATGAAACTAGATGAGAACGGGAATAGAACATCTGACTATGAAAAGAATAAAGAAGGAAGTGTAGTCTTTGAAGAATATACTCCAGAAGATAGACGTTCTAGAATATTATCTAGTTCTGATAGTTATGATGCTATTAAACAACACTGTGAAAAAATCAGAGGTTACATAGTTGCTTACTTTCAGAAGACTCAGAAGCCTTTACCAGAATTTAAAGTTCAATAAGATTTATGTCAAAAGTATTCAAACTAAGAAAAGATAAATTAGTAGGGTTAGCAGAATGGTTATTAAACCAGAAACTAGAAGCTAGTATATCTATTCATAGAACTAAATTTATAGATACTCTAGTTGTTGGTATGACTAACTTAGAAGAAAATCGAAAAGCTTTGTTAGAAAAGTACGCAGAAAAAGAAAAGAATAAAGAAGGAGAGGAAGTATTAAAAACAGAAACTGTGGATAATTCTACAAGAGTAGTTCTAAAAAAAGGACAAGAAGTAGAGTTTGAAGAAAAGGTACAGGCTCTATACGCAGAAGAATTTACAGTATCTATTACAGAAGAAAATAAAGAAACAATAGAGTGTATAAAGCATATTGTGTTAAACACTGATTATCTTTTTGGAGCTTCTGAAACAGATAACCCTGTTGTTAGACAGAAGAAGATACAAGAGAGTACTGATTATGTTTTGTGGAATGAAGCTTTTAAAAATTTATAAAGCTTTACAGTATAAAAATTACAGTATAAAATATTATTAAATCCAGCTTTTTACAATCGAAGAACAAACAAACTGATAAGTTGAAGGTTGAACCCTGTCTATCTTTAAGGTCGAGCTGGTATGCAAATACTAAGCAAAGGTAAGCAGAATTCAACCCTCAATAAAAACGTGAGGGAGTTCTAAATTTGTTTACGAGTGGTCGCTACACTCAGTCAAAAAAAGTTGTTAAAACAAACTAGAATTATGTCAACAGAACCAAAAGTCCCAGATGCTGGGCAAGGAGGAGAAGGAACATCTACACCAGAAGAAAATGAAGCCATTAAAAAGCTTTCAGAACAGGTGGAGAACCTTAACAAAGGAATTGCAAGTTATAGAGATGAAGCACAAAGTGCTAAAGAAATTGCAAATCTTGCGACTGAAAAATTCGATGCTCTTGAAGAAAGGTATAAAGAACTTACTAAGAAAGATGCTGAAAAGGATTTGAGTCCAGAAGACCAGAAGAAATTCGAGTCTTGGGCTAAGTCAAAAGGAGTTGTTACGCAAGAAGAACTGAATGCTCAAAAGCAACAAAATGCTCAAGAGTCTGCAAAGACAATTGCAACAACAGCAGTTAATGAATTTCTAGAAAAAAACCCTGAATTTGATGATGATGATATGTGGGCTAAAGTACAAGAGGAATTTGCTCTTTACAAGACACCTACAGATGTAGTCGGATATAAAAAACTACTAGATAAAATCAAAAATGGTTTAAC